ACGAAACGAGAACTTCCAAGCGGCAGTCTCGCGATCGTTCAGTTCAATAAGGGAACTCTCCACCTCGTCCTCAGGACACACAGTGCACAACGCGGCCGGAACTGCGTTATGACCAATGGTCACATGGGGCAAGGCAAGGGCCTCTCCAACGGACGCCAACTTAAACATCCTGGCAAGACGGTAGGCGAGCTTCCCGCGAAAGCCAAGCTCCACAAGGGTCAAACGAGTTGACCTAAGGAGCGAGACATAACGCTTGAAGAATACCACGCCAGCTCTAAATCTATTGGAAGGTGAAGAGCCCGTCAGCCAGGAAGTAAAATTGGTAGCCATCGAATGCGGAAGTTCCTGAGGCTTCAACCGACCCCAACGTAGTGTCTGGGCGACCCGAAGGTCGTCACCAACATAACGAAGGAGTGTAGAGTTGAGAGTGCCCACTTCCGCATCCACGGACGTCTTAGTCCGCTCCACTTCCAAGCCAAGATCACCGACTGTCGACATCCAAGTCTCAGAAGCCCGAGGGCCGGACTGAAACAAAATGTCGTCGCCGTTGATCAAACATGGAAGACTCCTACCCTTATCAGGCAGCCACCGAAAAGCCCAAAGAAAGGCAAAACGGTTCTGCAGGCAAAGAAGAGGGAAGGAGAGAAAGGAGCCCATCATCTGTCCTCTCTTGGGACGTACACCGTCAACACCCTCCCCGTAAATGAGCGGCCGAAGCGCGCGCATTGCGAAGGAACGAAGGTGTTCGGGTACCTCAGAAGCTAAGAGGATCTCAGACAAGATCACTTCAGCGACCTCGATGGAAAGACCATCGGTAGCAGACTTATAGTCACCAGAAGTGAGGACTTCACCGTCCGTGCGTCGAAACCCTGCGCGAGACAAAGAGCCGTCACTGACGTCCCCCACAGACAACCATCTGAAAGCCCTAAGGCGATCATAAATGGAGTCATGAAGGGGCTTAAGTAACAAGGACTCTGAAGTGAACTTGGTGAGCGGACGAGGTTTCCCAGCGGACTGGACAACCATGAGCTCACAGGCTAGATCACTGTCAAGCGGTTCATAGGGAGGCTGGGAGTGCAAGCAGGTTGAAAGGAAGCGTTCATGAGAAAACTTCCAATCGTTGCACATCCCGCCATGAGCCCTAGGGGAATCGACAGTCGAGGAGAGACCGGGGGAGCATCCGAGAACGTTCTTCTCCCAGTACTTCTTAGACCACCCGCGTTGGAAGAGACGACGAGTCTCTACGCGGACATGGTGAAGATAGCCACTGGGAAGCTGAACGCGACCGGACCGAAACCCGGAGACAACCCCTTCCAAAAGAGGACGTTCCATGCACTTGCAAGAAGCCGGTAAAGCTTTCTTGATGCTCTGCCATGCAAGGACCTCTTCAACCGTCCGGGAAGGACAGTCAGAAAGGAGCCTCTTGACAGCCTGCCCAAGTTGGGTGCAGGACTGACTGTCAAGATCGACCGTGGGCGTCGGATGTCCGAAGACATACGCCCATTCACAAGTGGCCTGACGCACGTAGGAAAGCGTGCGGGCCCGGAAAGCGCGACAGGGTCGCGGGGTT